GCAAGATTTTTTTTGCTGGTAGAGGTGAAGTCAGTGGTGTCAGCATCACTGGTGATTTTAATGGATGTAATAACGAGACTGCTCTCTATGCAGCCATCCATGAAATTACTAAGCTCCCTTACCGGGCCATCGACAAGCTCGTTTATATCGCCACTTATGGTGACGATACTGTTCTTGCCTGGGACTCAGAAGTTAAGATTGGTTTCTACTCTCTGGCCCACCAATTAATTCAGTATGGTCTGTTAATTACTCCAGCCAATAAAGGAAGTGTTATAACAGACACTGAGCCGTTTGAGAGTCTCACTTTTCTCAAACGTTCTTGGGCTCCAAACCCTTTTGGACCCGGATTTTTAGCACCTCTTGAAAAGAGGGTTATCGACAACATGTGGTATTGGCGCCGCAAGGCACTACCTCCCCGTGTTGCAGTGATGATCCTCGCTTCAGAGATGGTTGATGAATACGCGCAACATCCGCCTGAAGTGTTTGAAAATCAGACTAAAGTGATACAACGCGTCTTGCAAGAACAATCAATTAGCGTCGCTGTTCCATCTCAGCAGGAGGTGCTTTCTGGGAAAAAGGCACTCTTCAATGGCGTAACTGCTCCTACTCATCTCTTACAACATGAATAGTACACCCCAACCCACACAACAGGCGGCTTCGGAACCCGCCCCAATCCGAACTCTTCACGACAACGACCCTAGCACTCCTATCATCGATTCTAATGCTCCTCCCTCTAATTTAGAACTTGAAGCCACAATGTCTCTTAAAGGGGTGGTCAACCCAACCAACGTTGAGTCACCCCTAGCGGATGCTGAGCCGGTAGCGTCTGTTCCCCTCCACCAACAGACTATCAACAACTTCAAAGAAGCTGCCTGGCCTATCATTACTGAGCAGGTTTTAACCACCTCGTCAGACATTGATCTTTATGGTGCCCTCGTAAATTTTATTCGCTCAGCCGATTTTAATTCCTATACCGATACCAAAATGTGGAAGGATATGGCTAAGAGATGGACCCGCCGTCAATATAGAGTCTGGTACTTCATTAACATTGCCGGAAATTCAGGGTGCTCGATCGGCTCTACTTATATCTATCGCACCTTCCCTGCGGCAGTGGCAGACACCCGCACGGTTACTCAAACCAACACAGCCCAAAACGTAGGTGGTTCCGTCCGCACCGTTGGGTTCACAGTTGCCAACACCATCCAATCTGTGATCAGTCCGACTACCATTTGGCCTGAACCCCTAGAAGGTTTTTATGAGGAACAACATCGCTCCAATCGTCACCTGTTCGGAGACCCTCATCAACCGGAGGTTTACTATCAGGCTAGCGGAACCAACACGGCACACGTTCTCTCCACGGCCGCTTATACAACATATCGCCACGGCCCTGGCACAATAGAATATCCTGGCTCTTGTACTACTTCAGCTTTCCAAAACGGGACCTTTGGCACTAACGATCGCATACATTTTTTTCCCTGGACTTTTGGATTCCCCCGTCATAATCTTCGTCTTTATAAAAGTGTGGCCAATAACAAATCAACTTCCTTCTCTGTTTCCTGTTATGTAGAAACCGTCGGTGTCCCTTGTCCTCATGGAGTCTTTGCTGAGGACTGCACTGTAGATAACGCTTTCCTAATCCGTGTCGCTACTAGCTGGCTCCTTCTCAATCCTGGAACACTCTCCCTACTAGCTGGCCCTGAGGAAGCCATCACCGAGCCGGCCGAGTTCTCTGCTGCTGCAGCCGTTGCTGGCTTTGGCGCAGTTCTTGGCTTAGCTGAATCCTTAGTTGGCTATGGTATCCAACGCGTAAATGCCGGACTTCCTCAAGTGGGTATCACCAACTCAGCCCGGAATTTAAACGCACTCAACCATGGTACCCTTGCCTATGACCATCCTGATGTTGACCAGCTCTCAGAGGCTTTCCCAACCACCTTCCATGCTTGGAATGAAACAACAACCATGAATGTCGTCAGTGGTGCCAAAGTTGTTATTCTCTACGCTTCAGCCCTAAACGGCGGAGTTTTGGACACCATGTCTTATGCACAAGCTGTTGACCATGATCCTCTCATGAAGATCTATCGCCTCCACCACTTTACAGCTGTGGCTTGGGACAAGCTCGTTCGTTTTCACATCACCATGGATCGCACATCAGAGCCCTACAACTTTAATTTGATTTATATGTTAACCGAATTTCAACCAATGGCAATCCAAAGCACCACCGGTCCCTTTTCCCAGAGCTCCTACGGCGATGGGAATATTCAACCTACAGGATACTCCACCAACACAGCCACTAGTTTTATAGCCGCACCCCCTACAATCGATAATTCTCGAGGTGTCAAACTGGCAAGTAGGTACCTCCGCATTCCTTCGAATGTACTCCAACAGGAATGCGCGACCAACGGAGCTCTTGTTTTGGATGCACCAATACCCTGGTCTTGGTCTCTCCCTTATATCCAAACTGGTAAGGGCTCCCTTTCCAACGGAGCCTTAGGCAACCAAGCCCTTTCT